TCCGTTATCCAGCGGGCCATGCCAATGCTGAAAAGCCTGCGGGCAAGACAATTTGAATTCTGAAACTAAAGGAGCTTCGGCTCCTTTTTTGTTGGGAAAATCCAGTGAGAGGGAATAATGAACCAGACTATCTTCCTCCGAAGTAAGCAGCAGCAACAATTCGCCATTAACGCCATCCTTGCAACAACTCTCGATAAAGACAAACCCGTTACGATCCGCATCACCGATTACAAGCGTAATCTCGCTCAAAATGCAAAATTTCACGCGATGGTCGCTGATATCTCCCGACAGGTTCAGTGGTGTGGCAGGTGGCTAAAACCAGAACAGTGGAAAGTTTTGTTAATCAGCGGTCATGCCGTGGCGACAAAACAGGAAGCCGATGTTTTACCTGGTCTTGAAGGCGAATACGTCAATATCCGCGAAAGCAGTGCGCAGATGAGCGTGAAGCGTATGGCAAGCCTGATTGAGTACACGACAGCATGGGCTATTGGTCAGGGGGTCAGATTTACCGACAGGAGGTACGAATGAGACGACAGCGACGAAGCATCACCGACATCATCTGCGAAAACTGCAAATACCTTCCAACGAAACGCTCCAGAAATAAACGCAAGCCAATCCCAAAAGAATCTGACGTAAAAACCTTCAATTACACGGCTCACCTGTGGGATGTCCGGTGGCTAAGACATCGTGCGAGGAAAACAAGGTGATTGACGCGATGATTTATTCGGGGCTATATTCATCGCACGCCAGCAAAATCTGGCGTCGGGATTAGGAACCCCGGATAGAAACCGCGACAGAGACACGCCGCGAGCGTGTTTTTTATTGTCGTATGCACACGCACATCTGAATTATGGTGGGGCGTATAGGGGAGCTGAAAAGCTCGCCGGTTGGTTTCCCGGTAGTTCCTAACCCTGTACGTCTCGCCACCCGATGATTAGGAACCTGACGGTGGTGATAGTTTAGAAACCACTCGAGGGCGTCATTATGACAACTCAAGTTTCTGTTGAAACACTCTCCACGATTACTTACAAGCAGATCCCCGTTATCACTACCGAACTTTTGGCGCACCTTTACGGCACAGAAGCTATTCGTATTCGCCAGAATCACCACGAAAACAAAGGTCGTTTCATTGAGGAAAAACACTTCTTCAAACTTGAAGGTGAAACTTTACGTGAGTTCAAGCACAGAGTAGCTTTTAACTACTCTGTGAAAATTGCCCGTAACGTTCGCTCCCTCATCCTCTGGACAGAACGCGGCGCAGCCCGTCACGCAAAAATGCTCGAAACCGATCGGGCGTGGGAGGTATTCGAAAAACTGGAAGACTGCTATTTCAGCCAGGGCGAGAAAAATACTGGCAAACAAGAGAAGAAGCTCAACGGGCTTTCCGCAAAAGAAACAGACAGCCTTGTATGGCTGTGGGATTATGCCAACCGCTCACAGGCATTGTTCCGTGAGTTGTATCCCGCATTAAAACTGATTCAGTCTGGCTATTCCGGCATATGCCACGACTACGGCTATGAGTTCTCGTATATCATCGGGAGGGCGAGGGGCGTTTTAATTAATCACACGCGGGATATAGATATTTATGAGCCTGACGGGCCGACGAACCTTCTGGCATGGGAAAGGCTTAAGAACAAAGAGTTGCCGCCTTCACTGCATCGCTACTGACAATTGACAACTTAACAAACCCAGCTTCGGCTGGGTTTTTTATTGCTGAATTTTCAATGTGAGAGGACATGACAATGAATGAGCTGATAAATAGCAATGCCATCAAAATGACAAGCATTGAAATCGCTGAGTTGGTGGGAAGCCAACACGTTAATGTCAGAATATCAATAGAACGTCTGGCAAAGCGTGGGGTGATTCAACTTCCTTCAATGCAAAAAGTTGAAAATAAACAAACAATTAGCCCTAACAAATTCACAAGCGTGTATATATTCGAAGGCGAACAAGGTAAGCGAGACAGCATTATTGTCGTCGCTCAGTTGTCGCCGGAATTCACCGCTCGTCTTGTTGACCGTTGGCGAGAGCTTGAAGGGGCAACCGCGAAAATACCACAAACCTTTTCTGAGGCATTGCGCCTTGCGGCCGACCTTGAAGACCAGAAGGCTGAACTGGAGAAACAGCTTGCTCTCGCAGCACCTAAAGTTGAGTTTGCCGATCGAGTTGGCGAGGCCAGCGGAATTTTGATTGGAAACTTTGCAAAGGTTGTTGGTATTGGTCCAAACAAACTGTTTGCGTGGATGCGCGATCACAAAATCCTTATTGCTTCAGGTGCCCAGCGCAATGTGCCAATGCAGGAATATATGGATCGCGGCTATTTCACAGTGAAAGAAACAGCGGTCAATACAAATCACGGAATACAGATATCGTTCACCACAAAAATCACCGGGCGTGGTCAACAGTGGCTGACCAGAAAGCTGCTCGATAACGGAATGCTGAAAGTAACAGGGGAGGCTGCTTAATGGCTAACCTACGCAAAGAAGCTCGCGGCAGAGAATGCCAGGTACGTATTTACGGCGTATGCAATGGCAATCCTGAAACTACAGTTCTGGCACATTACCGGATGGCTGGAATTTGCGGAACGGGAATGAAGCCTGACGACCTGATCGGCGCATGGGCTTGTAGTGACTGCCATGCGGAGATCGACCGACGCACCCGGATTCTCGACAACAAAGACGCCAGACTTTACCACCTCGAAGGCGTGATCAGGACGCAGGCGATACTGCTGAAGGAGGGGAAAATTAAGTCATGAACGAATATCAGTTTGTTCTTCCCTGGCCGCCATCGGTGAATACCTACTGGCGAAGACGGGGAAGCCAGTATTACATCAGCGACAAAGGCCAGAAATACCGAAAAGACGTACAGCAAATCATCCGACAGCTCAGGTTAGACATTTTCACTAAATCACGACTCCGCATCAAAATTATTGCTGAACCACCAGATTCCCGCCGCCGTGACCTGGACAACATCCTGAAAGGTTTACTTGACTCCCTTATTCACGCCGGATTTGCGGAAGACGACGAGCAATTCGATGACATTCGCGTAATTCGCGGCGTGAAAGTGCCTGGCGGTAGAGTGGGGATAAAAATCACCGAACTGGAGAATATTTGATGAATGCTAAAATTCAAACGATACCTGAATTACTGATCTGCACCAGGGGAAATCAGACAGAAGTCGCCAGAATACTGAACTGCAATCGTGCTACAGTCAGAAAATACATTGATGATAAAGATGCGAAAAAGCACGCCGTCGTCAATGGCGTCCTTATGGTTCATCGCGGATGGGGTAAAGATACTGATGCGTGATATCCGGCAGGTTCTTGAGCGCTGGGGGGCATGGGCGGCAAATAACTATGAGGATGTTACATGGTCGCCCATTGCTGCCGGATTTAAGAGGCTGATCCCCGAAAAAGTAAAATCACGTCCACAGTGTTGTGACGATGACGCGATGATTATATGCGGGTGCATGGCTCGCCTTAACAGGAACAACAGCGATCTGCATGACTTGCTGGTTGATTATTACGTGTTGGGGGAGACGTTCATGGCGCTGGCACGGAAACATGGGTGCTCTGACACCTGTATAGGTAAACGCCTTCACAAAGCGGAGGGGATTGTTGAAGGCATGCTGATGATGCTGGGAGTGAGGCTTGAGATGGATCGGTATGTTGAGCGTGAATTGCCGGGAGGGAGAACCTCTGTATTTTATCAGCGAAAAAATAGTTTACGATCGTAAAAATCTGCATATCATGATAAGAGTGGTTACATTGCTACGCTGCTTAACCCGCCGATGCGCGGGTTTTTTTGTACCCAGAATCCTGTGAGCTATACGGAAAGTACACAGAAAGGAAGGTGCGACCGTAATTAATAACAAAATCTTAAAAATCGCATATAGCACTATTAGTTTTCTAAATATTGTATATTTTAAGTATTGCAGGATGACCCTGTAACGAAGTTTGCGTAACAGCATTTTGCTCTACGAGTTTGCCAGCCTCCCCCAGTGGCTGGCTTTTTTTGTATCCGTTCAACAGGAATGTTACATACCTCACAATTAAGTCTGTTGAATGTTGTCTGCCCGGATGAGAATTTGTTAGAAAAAAACTGCATGGTGAATCCCCCTGTGCGGAGGGGCAATCAGCGAGTAGGTATATGGGATAATCGCGGATTCAGGTGCTGGTACTGAATTCACCGGGAGGCACCCGGCACCATGCAGTTATGCAATGTAAATGTTCACACAAGCAAATCCCCTCTTCGGAGGGGATTTTTTTATGCAAAAAAAAGCCCGAGTGGGTTCGGGCAACAGCATGAGATACCTGCATTGTCATTTTTATCGTGTGGATTTTAACCAGGGTTTATAAGGCTGCGCAACTGCGCGGCCTTTTTCGTATTGCGGGCTGCGGTTCTCCTCTTTTGATTCTCCGTGTAGCCGGACCGTGGCCCGCAACTGTTGAGGAAAATCCCGGAAAGGGGAGGAATAATGGCATTTAAACACTATGACGTGGTCAGGGCGGCGTCGCCGTCAGGCCTTGCGGAACGAATAACTCAAAAACTGAAGGAAGGGTGGCAGCCTTATGGTAGCGCCCTGATTTCGACAGCTGGTTATGGTGCGGAGTTCATCCAGCCAGTTGTGAGTGAGGGGAGCATCTCATCACCAGAGGAGCCAGGCAACCGTCCGACGACCTCAGCGCCTTCTGTTGCGCCAGAATATTACTATGTGATCGCGCTTGCCGGTCAGTCCAATGGTATGGCTTTTGGCGAAGGGCTGCCGTTACCTGAAACCTATGACCGCCCTGAGCTGCGCATTATGCAGCTGGCGCGCCGTAGTACGGTGACGCCGGGGGGAGCTGCATGTGCGTACAATGATGTTATTCCTGCTGACCACTGTCTGCATGACGTCATTGATATGAGTGGATTCAACCACCCACGGGCCGACCTGACAAAGGGGCAGTATGGTTGTGTGGGGCAGGGGCTGCATATTGCCAAAAAGCTTCTGCCGTTCATTCCGGTAAATGCAGGTATTCTCCTGGTTCCGTGCTGTCGTGGTGGCTCAGCATTCACCTCCGGAGATGATGGCGCATTTACTGAGTCTACCGGTGCTTCCGCCAGCTCAGCCCGCTGGGGAGTGGGTAAACCGCTGTATCAGGATTTTCTCTTCCGTACAAAAGCGGCGCTGTCGAAGAACCCGAAAAACAGGCTTCTGGCCGTGGTATGGATGCAGGGGGAAAATGATCTTGCGGACGGCAGTCAGCAGCACAGCGGCCTGTTTACCGCTATGGTGCAGCAGTTCAGGGCTGATATGGCAGCATATTCTGCACAGTGCGTTGGCGGAAGTGCTGGCTCGGTGCCGTGGATTTGCGGTGACACCACGTATTACTGGAAGAATCTTAACGCCGCTAAATATGAGGCGGTATATGGCGGTTACAAGGGCAGGGAAGCACAGAATATTTTCTTTGTTCCTTTTATGACGGACAGCAGTGGTGCAAACACACCCACCAACAATCCGTCAGAAGACCCGGATATTCCGGCATCAGGATATTACGGTGCAGCCTCCCGGACGTCGGCAAACTGGACGTCAGCAGACCGTGCGAGCCATTTCAGCTCATGGGCACGCAGGGGGATTATTTCTGACCGTCTGGCCTCAGCGATTCTTCTCCATGCAGGACGAACGGCTGAACTGGTGGGGGGACAGGTTGTGACGCCGCCGGATGAGAAGCCGTCACCGGACATACCATCAACACCGTCAACGGACGGGAAATCAGTGACAACGCTGCTTTCTTACCGTGCAGCAGAGTCAGATGGTTTACTGACTCCGCAGGGATGGGGAGCTGAAGGAGGGAGTGCAGCGGTAGTTGATGATGCAGGTGCTGCGGGAGGTAAGGCACTGAGGCTGACCAAACAGGCAGGAAGGTCTTCGTGGTTTATGCAGCATGATGCCGGTAATGGCGCAGACCTTCTGGAGAAAGGCGGGCTTATCAGCTGTCGTTTTAAAGTTGATGGTGTGCTGTCTGCTAACCGTTATGCACTGGCGCTGTACTGGCCGGTTTCTTCATTGCCTCAGGGTGTCACACTGGAAGGTAATGCCGGTAACAATCTGCTGGCGTCGTTTTACGTACAGAGCGATGCCACAGACCTCAACGTGATGTACCACAAGGGTAACGCTGACCAGAACACGAAGCTGGGGTCATTCGGCGCATTTGACAACGAATGGCATACGCTGGGCTTCCGTTTTGCCGGTAATAACAGCATTCAGGTGACGCCGGTGATTGATGGTCAGGATGGTGCACCGTTCATGCTGTCGCAGTCTCCGGTAGGTTCTTTTGCGGCAGACAAATTACGTGTAACGGATATCACAAAAGCGGCGACGTATACGGTGCTGATTGAAAGTATAACAGTGGAAGTGAATAACGCGTAAGCAGGATAAAAAAATGCCGCCGGGGCAGGGAAAACAAGGAGCCAGAACCGGCGGCAGAGGTCGCTACATCCTTAGCAAAAATATGCTGAGCAAAAAATGCAGGAGTTTTTTTACTGGCAGGCATTAACCATGTCAATAATGGAGATGAATAATGACATTTTTACAGCTGATTATGTTGTATTTCTGTACAGCAGTTTGTGTGCTGTATCTTCTTTCTGGTGGGTACAGAGTCGTGAGAGATTTCTGGCGCAGACAGATTGACAAAAGGGCCGCTGAGAAAATCAGCGCCAGTCAGTCAGCCGGAACAAAACCCGAAGAGTCTCTCATTCCGTAGCAACTTTCTTAACAACACCTTTCAACGAGAAAATACCATGTCAGAAATAAAATCGCTGGTCACTGCTGAAGCAGTGAAGGATGTCCTGCGCTCTGAAGAAGTCAGGAGCGCACTGAAACAGCAACTTCGTCAGAATCTTGAGGCGCGTCTTGATGCTGAAGTGGATGCCATTCTGGATGAACTGCTGGGGGTACCGGCTGCTCCCGGGCCTGAAGACGGTGCGGGTGACAGTGCTGTTTCAGATGGTGTCGTGTCTCAGCCTGATGGTGGCAGTGAGCCTCAGCCTGACGGCGAAATGATGATGTAACCATGCGCAGGGGCTGTCGGTGTGAGCTGATGCCCCTCTTGTTGTTGTGAGCTTCCGGATTGCGGGAGACGGGGTATGTACCAGATGGAAAAAATCACAACAGGTGTGTCATACACCACGTCAGCGGTGGGGACGGGCTACTGGTTCCTGCAGCTGCTGGACAGGGTTTCCCCGTCTCAGTGGGCGGCAATAGGCGTACTGGGGAGTCTGCTGTTTGGTCTGTTGACGTACCTGACGAACCTGTATTTCAAAATTAAAGAAGACCGGCGTAAGGCGGCGCGGGGAGAGTAAGCTGATGAGCAGGAAACTCCGCTATGGTTTATCGGCTGCCGTTCTGGCGCTGATTGCCGCAGGTGCTTCTGCGCCTGAAATCCTTGACCAGTTTCTGGATGAAAAGGAAGGCAACCACACAACAGCATACCGTGATGGCGCGGGTATCTGGACCATCTGTCGCGGTGCCATTCTGGTGGATAGTAAACCTGTCGTCCCGGGCATGAAGTTGTCGAAGGAGAAATGCGACCAGGTTAACGCCATTGAACGTGATAAGGCGCTGGCATGGGTGGAGAAAAACATCAAAGTGCCACTGACGGAACCCCAGAAAGCGGGGATCGCGTCATTCTGTCCGTATAACATTGGCCCCGGTAAGTGTTTCCCGTCGACGTTTTATAAACGAATTAATGCAGGAGATCGAAAAGGTGCCTGCGAAGCGATTCGCTGGTGGATTAAGGACGGTGGCAGAGACTGCCGTATCCGCTCAAATAATTGCTACGGTCAGGTATCCCGGCGAGATCAGGAAAGTGCGCTGGCGTGCTGGGGAATTGACAGATAAGCAGAATATTTTGCTGAAAAATGACGTTGGCCAACGCGGGCGGATAACACGAAATCCTGCGAACTGGCAAAAACTAAGTGAATAAAAGTAAAACCCCGTTTGTTGGCCGCAAACGGGGTTTTGTGTTTCTGACCTTGAGTAAGGCAAGGGAGAACATGGCGAAGTATAAACGAATTCTGTTGAGGTTGACTATGAAAAACGGCCTTGAACTGAAAGCGCCTGTAACTGATGACGTCAGCAGAGCGCTGGCTTTTGCTATTAAGTGGGTGGCGGTCGGTATTGCTGTGTCTCCGATGCTGTATGGGCTGGCAAAACTGGTCATTGCGTTGAAATCGTGAAGAGGATTAAGCATGTCAGACAAGCTCATAACGCTGGCGAAGATCCTCTGTGTAATCGTCGGCATTTCATTTTCACTAATGCTGGTTGCTATTTGCTTTTCCACTGCCTGGCGCGTCTTAACTTTGTCAGGGCTGGTGGGGTGAGGGGGATATGAACCGTGTTCTGTGTGTGGTGATTATTGTCCTGCTGCTTGGTTGTGGATCGCTGTGGCTGGCAACAGACCATTACCGTGATAACGCCATCACCTACAAAGAGCAGCGAGATGATGCGAAGACAAAACTCAGCCAGGCGAACGCCACCATTACTGACATACAGCAGCGCCAGCGTGATGTTGCTGCACTCGATGCCAGATACACCAGGGAGCTTGCTGATGCTAACGCGACTATTGAAAGTCTCCGTGCTGATGTTTCTGCTGGGCGTAAGCGCCTGCAAGTCGCCGCCACCTGTGCAAAGTCAACGACCGGAGCCAGCGGCATGGGCGATGGAGAAAGCTCAGGACTTACAGCAGATGCTGAACTCAATTATTACCGTCTCCGAAGTGGAATCGACAAGATAACCGCGCAGGTTAACTACCTGCAGGAGTACATCAGGATGCAATGCCTCGATTAACAGAGCCAGCTCAATCGCTGGCCTTTTTTATGAGGAGAGATATAACCTGAATCAATGCCAGGGCATTATCAACAAATGGATCACTGGGTAAGCTCGTTTGGTTTTAAATGTCCGTCGAGAATCAGATTGTGATTTTCCCGATGCAGAACCAGTGTGCCCATATAATCAGGTTTAAATTTCCATCCATTCATTTTTTTTGCAATTCTGGACAGACAGTGATTATGTGTGAAAATCACAGTAACGTGATCTGATTTTGATATTTTAAGGATGTTATTTACTGCGTTATCATCACATGTCGATATGTCCGGAATAGTTGCTGTCTTACCTCCCGAAAAAAAAGTGGCTGTCTGCATTGTTCGGAGTGTGTCTGTAGAATAGAGACTGTAGTATGGAAACATTCTTCTGAATTTATCTCCATATTGTTGAGCTTTGTTAGCTCCGTTTACTGTGATTCCCTCATGTGCTGAAAGACATATTCTTTGGGAGCGATCGCATCTTTCCCCATGCCGGATGAGAAAAATAATGGGATGTTTCTGGTTAATCTCAGTGACATCATTCACATCAAGTCTGACTGGAGTTCTTACAATGTATATGATGGATACAGAAACGATTATGACAAGTAAAAATATAAGAAGAGATTTTGTTAGCGTTTGATTTAACATATAAATTCCCTTGTCTGTGTTGAAAATGGGCATTATTATGCGTAAATCTTATGTAATCCTTAAGGATTGTCTGACGTGGTGATATGATGCGAAATACAGTGGGTACACAGAATGCTGTGAACAACGACGAAATGGGCACTGGTAGCGGTACTGGTGCTTTTTTTATTGGTTGGTTGCTCAAGTCTTGATAAAGCGCGTTAGCTTTTTGGTATTGCCTCTTAGGTCTGTAAAATTGCCGACGGTGTCCGGCAGTGCATGCAGGGCTGATCATCTATGAGAACAGAATATATTGCTAAAAATGAAGTGTACGTCAATGCTTATAAAGCATGCAATTCTGTATTTCTAACTATTCAATAAAATAAATTTTTTCTGTCGCAGTGAATATACAAATGTTGATCAGCGCTCGATGTGGCGACGGGTTTCTATATCAGGAGACTTTAGCATTTATCCGCGAGGCAGCCTATCTGGTGCTGTAGTGGAATGAAGCGGATATAACCTAAATAAGGTTAAACATTAATCAGACATGGCTCTGCTGTGTGAAATCTGAAAATTTACAGCAGTCATTGTGCATCAGTTTTTAACAGAGAACGTCAGAAGGTGACATGGCAAAGCTGGACTGGAAAAAGCTGGAGCAGGCATTTCGACGCGAACATGTCAAAACCGGCATAAAGCTTCAGGACTGGTGCCGTCAGAACAATATCAGTTATGACACGGCTCGGCGGTACATTAAACTGCGCAAACACTCCCCCAGAAATACAGAGAAAAGTGCGCAGAAAAATGCGCAAATTGATGATCAAAAAAGTGCGCAGAAATCTGACGGCAACTCCAGTCATGACGAGCCTTCAGGCGATGATGGTTGTGATGAAAAATGCGCAAATTTGGCAGAAACGAAACGGACTCGTGGTTCCAGACTTTTGCCACCTTCAAATGCTTTTTCTCAGCGTAACACCCACGCCGTCAGACACCGTGGATACGCGAAGTATCTCGAGGCAGATAACCTCATAGATGATGCAGTCGGAATGGAACTTGCCGATGAACTGGTGTTTACCCGTGCCCGCGCACTTTCAGTAACAGGAACATTGAAAAAGATGTTCGCCGACCTGAAAGAGGCGGCTGACGTGGAAACACGGGTAGCTCTGTACGACAAAATACTTAAAGCCGAACAGGCTCTTGACCGGAATATTGCCCGTATAGAATCAATTGAACGTTCTTTGCTGACACTGGACGTCCTGGCTGAGACAGCACCAAAACTTCGTGCTGACCGGGAAAGAATCAACGCCGCCAGAGATAAACTCAGAGCTGAAACCGATATTCTGACCAGCCAGCGTCGGGGCGTTGTTACGCCTGTCAGTGACATCGTGTCATCGCTGCATGAAATGAGTAATTCGGGGAGACTGGATGACATTCCGGAAGAATGAACCGCGATGTGATGAGCCGTCAGAAATGACTGAAGCCGAACAACGTCTTTTCATCATGACTAAACTGAGCAATCCCTGGTGGCGGCTCAATCATCTCTACAAAATACAGAACGAAAAAGGTGAACTGGTCACCTTCAGAATGCGACCGGCGCAGCGCCAGTTGTTCCGGAGCATGCACAATAAAAATATTATCCTGAAAGCGCGCCAGCTGGGATTTTCCACAGCCATTGATATTTATCTTCTCGACCAGGCATTATTCATTCCGCATCTCAAATGCGGGATCGTCGCTCAGGATAAACAGGCTGCCAGTGAAATTTTCCGCACAAAAATTGCTGTACCGTTTGATCATCTCCCTGACTGGCTGAGAGCCTCATTCACCATCGTTGAACGTCGTAGCGGTGCCAGCGGTGGCTATATCCTGTTTGGTCACGGCTCGAGTATTCAGGTGGCAACCTCATTTCGCTCAGGTACGGTGCAGCGCCTGCATATCTCAGAGCACGGCAAAATTTGCGCGAAATATCCGGCTAAGGCGAAAGAGCTGCGAACTGGTACGCTTAATGCCGTCTCTGATGAATGCATTATTTTTGATGAATCCACGGCTGAAGGCGTGGGTGGTGATTTTTACGATATGAGTAACCGTGCACAGGAGATCACTGCATCAGGCTTATTGCTGACGGCACAGGATTATAAATTCCATTTTTACGCATGGTGGCAGGATCCTAAATACAGCGCCAGAGTGCCTGAAAGCGGGCTGAAGATGTCACGGGAAAAAATGACGTATTTTTCTGCGGTTGAGAAGGCAATGAACATCACGCTTACCGATGAGCAGAAGCAGTGGTACATCAGTAAGGAAACTGAACAGCGTGAGGAAATGAAGCAGGAGTTTCCCTCAACGCCACAGGAGGCGTTTCTGACGTCCGGACGACGTGTGTTCAGTGCCGAAAGTACGTTGCAGGCAGAATCATTCTGTTCGCCACCGATGATTGTTTATGACATTGAACCTGTTACAGGAGCGAAGACTAAAGCTCAGTCTCTGCGTGAAGGAAATAAAAACGAGTTGCAGCGGACGCTGATGAATTATCTGCTGGTATGGGAACTGCCGGATCCGGATGAAGAGTATGTTTGTGGGGCAGATACTGCCGAAGGGCTGGAGCACGGAGACCGCTCATCGCTGGATGTTGTCAAATGCAGTAATGGCGAGCAGGTGGCTCACTGGTTCGGGCATCTTGATGCTGAACTTTTTGCTCATCTCATTGCGCAGGTCTGTCGTATGTATAACAACGCGTTTGTGGCGCCGGAGCGTAACAACCACGGACATGCAGTCATCCTGAAACTCAGGGAGCTCTATCCGACGCGTTATATCTACAACGAACAGCACCTTGACCAGGCATATGACGACGATACGCCCCGTCTTGGCTGGCTGACAACCCGCCACAGTAAACCGGTCCTGACTGAGGGAATGAAAACTCTGCTGAATAATGGAATATCAGGGATCCGCTGGTCAGGCACATTATCGGAAATGAACACCTACGTTTATGATGCGAAAGGCTCCATGAATGCACAGGAAGGCTGTTTTGATGATCAACTCATGAGCTACATGATTGCCCAGGAGATGCGCGCCAGAATGCCTGTGAGGGTAAAACAGAAAACGGATAAACGCAGAACTACACACTGGATGGCTCACTGATGAAAAATGAAACTAACACCATGGCGACGAAAAACGACAATGGAGCCACGCCGCGTTTTTCTCAGCGCCAGTTACAGGCGCTTTGTTCTGATATTGACAGCCAGCCTAAATGGCGTGATGCCGCAAACAAGGCCTGTGCGTATTACGATGGCGATCAGTTGCCACCGGAAGTTCTTCAGGTACTGAAAGATCGCGGTCAGCCGATGACTATCCATAACCTCATCGCGCCTACCGTCGATGGCGTTCTGGGAATGGAGGCCAAAACACGGACTGATCTGGTGGTGATGTCAGACGAGCCAGATGATGAAACTGAAAAACTGGCTGAAGCTATTAATGCTGAATTTGCCGATGCATGCCGCCTTGGCAACATGAATAAGGCCCGCTCTGATGCCTATGCGGAACAAATCAAGGCGGGCCTCAGTTGGGTGGAGGTCAGACGAAACAGCGATCCGTTCGGGCCTGAATTTAAGGTGTCTACTGTCAGCCGGAATGAGGTTTTCTGGGACTGGCTGAGCCGGGAGGCTGATTTAAGTGACTGCCGCTGGCTGATGCGTCGCCGCTGGATGGATACCGATGAGGCAAAAGCTACATTCCCGGGAATGGCTCAGGTTATCGATTATGCCATTGATGACTGGCGTGGTTTTGTCGATACCACGGTTACTGAAGGCCAGCCCAGTCCGTTGATGAGTGCATGGGAAGAGTATCAGTCATGGGATCGACAGCAGAACGAATGGCTTCAGCGTGAACGCCGTCGTGTGCTGCTTCAGGTGGTTTATTACCGTACATTCGAGCGTCTTCCGGTGATTGAACTCAGTAATGGACGGGTGGTGGCCTTTGATAAAAATAATCTGATGCAGGCGGTAGCTGTGGCATCCGGGCGGGTTCAGGTGAAAGTCGGGCGGGTAAGCCGTATTCGTGAAGCCTGGTTTGTCGGGCCACACTTTATTGTGGATCGCCCCTGTAGTGCTCCGCAGGGGATGTTTCCGCTGGTTCCTTTCTGGGGATACCGAAAGGATAAAACCGGGGAGCCATACGGGCTAATTTCCCGCGCCATTCCGGCACAGGATGAGGTGAATTTTCGTCGTATCAAGCTGACCTGGTTGCTTCAGGCCAAACGCGTGATTATGGACGAGGATGCCACCCAGTTGTCAGACAACGACCTGATGGAGCAGATCGAACGTCCGGATGGCATTATTAAACTGAATCCGGTCCGAAAAAATCAGAAAAGTGTCGCAGATGTTTTTCGGGTTGAGCAGGATTTTCAGGTTGCCAGCCAGCAGTTTCAGGTCATGCAGGAATCGGAAAAACTTATCCAGGATACCATGGGAGTGTATTCCGCATTTCTCGGGCAGGAGTCAGGTGCGACGTCAGGCGTGGCTATCAGTAACCTGGTGGAGCAGGGGGCCACAACCCTTGCGGAAATCAACGATAACTACCAGTTTGCCTGCCAGCAGGTGGGAAGACTGTTGCTGGCTTATCTTCTCGATGACCTGAAAAAACGCCGTAATCATGCAGTGGTGATTAATCGCGATGATCGCCAGCGTCGCCAGACCATTGTCCTCAATGCTGAAGGTGATAATGGTGAACTGACCAATGATATTTCAAGATTAAATACACATATTGCGCTGGCGCCTGTTCAGCAGACACCGGCGTTTAAGGCACAGCTTGCACAGAGAATGTCAGAGGTTATTCAGGGGCTGCCGCCTCAGGTGCAGGCTGTTGTGCTCGACCTGTGGGTTAATCTTCTGGATGTGCCGCAGAAACAGGAGTTTGTTGAGCGTATTCGTGCTGCGCTGGGGACGCCAAAATCACCAGATGAAATGACGCCGGAAGAACAGGAAGTAGCGGCACAACAACAGGCACTTCAGCAACAACAGGCAGAACTCCAGATGCGCGAGATGGCTGGCAGAGTGGCAAAACTGGAAGCTGACGCCGCCAGGGCACATGCAGCTGCACAACGGGATAATGCCAGTGCACAGCGGGAAGTCGCCCTGACACAGGGGCAGCGTTATGTGGATGCGCTTAACCAGGCACATACGGCAGAAATCATTACCGGCGTACAGAATATGGAACAGGAGCAGGACGTTCTTCAGCAACAGATGCTGTATACGTTACAACAGCGGATGAATGAAATGTCGCTCTGAAAACTCTGGCTTCAACTGAACCCCGTCATCGTACGGGGTTTTTTGTTTCCGGAGGTAAGCGTTCCGGGAGCGGTGCGCTTATTCGCGGGGGCAGCGATAAGCCTTATTTACTCAACCATTCGGATCTGTCCGATAAACAGACCATGCGGAGTTATTTATGGATTTTGAATTTACGGGTGAAGAAACCCCGGAACAACTGGAAAAAATGCTGGAAGGACTTGGGGATGTGGATATTGACAGTCACGCACAGGACGTCGTGACGGAAGATACCACGGAAAAACATGCGGATGAGGAAGCACAGACTCAGACGGGCGATAACAATGTGGCACCGACGCCGGATGCCAGTGTGGAGCAGACGCAGGACGTGAAGGAGCCGGAAGCGAAGGGGGTGCTCACCCGCGACGGTAAACACGTTATTCCCTATGAAGTCCTTGAGGCTGAACGTTCCGGTAAGCAACGGGCCGAACAGGAAGCCGCACTTCTTCGTGGGCAGATAGCTGAAGAAAAACGCAGGGTGGAACTGCTGACGTCTCAGATCCACCAGGCCGGTATGAAGCCCACACCGTTACCGGAAAACGAAAAAATTTCTGATGAGCAGATTGCCCGTATCAGGGAGATGTATCCGGAAATTGGTGACGCGGTGGCTTCGCTCATCCGTAAAAATAACTATCTCCAGTCCCGTGTTCAGCAATCAACACAGCAGGCAGAAGGTAATGGTGGTGAGGATTTATCACCGGTTCTTGATGCGATGAATGCCGTGCCGGTGCTGAAAACGTGGCAGGAGTCCGATCCGGATCGCTTCTCGGTTGCCGTATCCATCGACGGGAAGCTCCAGAATGACCCCGCATGGAAAGACAAAACGCTCACTGAACGTTTCGCTGAAGTGGCCCGTCGTACCCAGGTTGCTTTCGGTGAAGTCAGTGAGTCGTCTGCTGACAACAAGGCAGACAAAACGGATATCCGGAAAACGGCGGAAGAGAAAGTGAAGACCGCTGAACAGGAGCAGGCAGTACCTGCTTCCCCGTCAGATTTAGGCACCACGGCCTCCGTCGGAATCGGTGATAATTTTGAACGGTTACTTGGTGCTTCTCATTCAGAGGCAGAGGCGATTATGCGTGGTATGACGAATGCTGAAATAGACGCACTTCTGGAGAAGCTAGGGTAACTTACTGAAGGAGTACTGAAGTAATGACGACTGTAACATCAGCCCAGGCGAATAAGCTGTATCAGGTGGCGCTTTTTACTGCTGCCAACCGCAACCGCTCGATGGTTAATATCCTTACTGAACAGCAGGAAGCGCCAAAAGCGGTTTCGCCGGACAAGAAAAGCACGAAGCAGACCAGCGCAGGTGCGCCGGTTGTCCGTATCACAGACCTTAACAAACAGGCCGGTGATGAAGTGACCTTCAGCATCATGCACAAACTCTCAAAACGTCCGACGATGGGAGATGAGCGTGTTGAAGGTCGTGGTGAGGATCTCAGCCATGCTGACTTCTCCCTGAAAATCAATCAGGGACGTCACCTGGTGGATGCAGGCGGACGTATGAGTCAGCAGCGCACGAAGTTTAACCTGGCATCCTCAGCCAGAACGCTTCTGGGGACGTACTTTAATGACCTGCAGGACCAGTGTGCGATAGTGCATCTTGCTGGAGCTCGTGGTGATTTTGTTGCTGACGACACTATTCTGCCGACAGCGGAGCACCCTGAATTCAAAAAAATCATGATCAACGATGTACTGCCTCCGACACATGACCGTCACTTTTTTGGCGGTGATGCGACAAGCTTTGAGCAGATTGAAGCGGCAGATATTTTTTCTATTGGCCTGGTGGACAATCTCTCCCTGTTCATTGACGAAATGGCGCATCCGTTACAGCCGGTTCGTCTGTCCGGTGATGAACTTCACGGAGAAGATCCATATTACGTCCTGTACGTCACGCCGCGTCAGTGGAATGACTGGTACACCTCGACGTCCGGTAAGGACTGGAACCAGATGATGGTTCGTGCCGTGAACCGTGCAAAAGGTTTTAATCATCCGCTGTTCAAAGGTGAATGTGCGATGTGGCGCAATATACTGGTTCGTAAGTATGCGGGTATGCCGATACGTTTCTATCAGGGGTCAAAGGTTCTTGTATCAGAGAATAACCTGACGGCAACCACGAAAGAGGTCGCTGCTGCAACCAATATTGACCGCGCCATGTTACTGGGGGCTCAGGCGCTGGCAAATGCTTACGGTCAGAAGGCGGGCGGTCACTTCAACATGGTTGAGAAGAAAACGGATATGGATAACCGTACTGAGATAGCAATCAGCTGGATCAACGGTCTGAAAAAAATCCGTTTCCCCGAGAAGAGCGGCAAGATGCAGGATCACGGTGTGATTGCCGTTGATACAGCAGTGAAGCTCTGATTTTTTCCTTTCCCCATGCCGGGTTTTCGCCCGGCTTTTTCAGGAGTCATTAATTATGGCAAAGACTATCCTTGCCCCGTCACTGAGTGAACGGGTCTATACGGGTACGCACGGTAATGAGTCGGTGGCAGAAGGCGTATTTACGGTGAATGCTGCGGAAGCGGACAGTGTTATTCATCTTCTCTCACTGCCAGTGGGCATCCGTATCAACTCACTCCAGCTGGTTTCAACGGGCGGTCTGGGTACTGCAACCGTCAGCATTAAGTCCGGTGAGCATGTTCTCATCGATAACAGCGAAGCTGTTTCTGCAAAATTTGCCAGATATGTGCCAGTGGAGCCGTACACCACACAGCGTGACGGGGAGCTGGTTACTGTCACCATTAAGACTGCCGCTGCAACCGGCACCCTGAATGTTCTGCTGCGTTATACAGTGGTGGGATACTGATTAAAACCTTCCGGCCCGCGTCATGCGGGCTTTTTATCCGGGGAATTATATGAGTGAGAAAATTGCCGTTGTCTATATCGGCCCAAAACCCGTGAAAAAGGACACCATTACCGGAAGCCGCACATTGTTCCCACGTCTTGAGCCGGTGCATGTTGACAGTGCGATGGCCTGGCAACTGCTGGGGTTTCCTGATGTCTGGGTTCGTCATGAAGAGCTTGATGATGTTCTGAAAAAGCAACAACAGAATGAGCAGTTGAGGCAGGCACAGCAGGCGCAGGAAAGAGTGCTTGCTGCGCGGGCAGAAGCGGAGAACAGTTTTGTTGTTTCTGTTAACGGGCAGGAGGTGGATTTAAGTAAGCTCACCTCAGCACGACTGGCGACGCTGTGTGAGGCAGAAGAGCTGGATATTCACAAAGACCCGAAAGAAACGGCTGAGGCATTCCGTATCCGGGTGCGTGAGGCATTTTGCCGTCGTGTTGCGGAGACTGAACAGCATGGCGGAACTGAGTGATTTTTTACCGTATGTCCGTCGTCATATCAGCGGTCCACTGAACATTATGATGACGGATGCTCTGTCAATGGCTGCCGTGGCATTCAGCCGCCAGTCGTTGGTGTGCCGTCGGGAGGTTACTGTTGTACCAGTAGCAGGAAAAGAAATTGTGCTTCCGTATGATAAAGATGATGAGGAGTGCGTTCATATCATCCGTATCTCTGACGATAATCATGAGCTTTTTGTCGGTCGGGATGTGGATATCAGCTCCGGACGCTCCCTGCGATTTGCCTGTTCTCCCGGTGAGGTGAGCGTGCTTTATGCCGTCGCTCCGAAAGCCGGACGCAGCCAGATACCGGATGAACTCCTCACATGGCCTGAAGAAGTGGCAGCGGGGGCACTTGAGCGGTTGTTCATGCAGACTGGTGTTTCATGGTCAGATCCGTCACGCGCACAGTATTTTTCTGTGCAGTTTTCTGAGGGGATCCGTCGGGCATATCGTCATACACTGGCGACAAGCCCGTACTCTTCATACCGCAACCCTGTACGCAGGCAGAGGTTTTACTGATGACGACGATTACAGAAATCATCGGACGTGTGAATACACAACTGGTTGACCCGATGATGGTTCGCTGGCCCCTGCAGGAATTGTGCGATTATTACAATGATGCTGTGAGGGCAGTGATTCTGGCGAGACCGGATGCTGGCGCAAGCCTGGAAACAATCAGTTGTGTTCCTGGCGCCCGTCAGGTTTTGCCCGATGGTGTAATACAACTTCTTGACGTGATATGCCTCAGTGACGGTAGTGCAGTCAGACCATTATCCCGGGAGGTGCTGGATGCGCAGTATCCTGAGTGGCCCACAATGAAGGGTATTCCTGAATGTTTTATCAGCAACGACCTGTCCCCGCGCGTATTCTGGCTGTTTCCTGCTCCTGACAAAGAGATAAGTATTGATGCAGTGGTAAGCCGGATACCGGAGGCAGTGTATGTTCTGACGCAGGACGATGATACGCCAGTTCCACTGGAAGAGGCTTATGTTAACCCACTGGTGGACTGGATGTTGTTTCGCGCTTTCAGTAAGGATGCTGCCGGTGGCGCAGAATCGGGGCTGGCTGCGCAGCATTATCAGAGTTTTGTTGAGCAACTAGGGATCAAACAGGGGGCAGACAGTGCATTGTCTGCCCGTAAAAAAGTGTTTAACGGAGGTGGAGTGTGAGTGTTGTTGTTTCGGGGACGCTGAAATCTCCTGATGGTGAGGCGATATCAGGAGCAAATATTACCCTGACGGCGCTGACAGTTTCACCGGATGCGCTCAGCGGCACCAGTGCGTCGGCAGTGACCCGTGAAGGTGGATACTACGGAATGACGATGGAACCGGGGGAGTATTCGGTTTCGGTGACGGTGAAAGGGAAAACTGCTGTCTACGGACGTGTGCGTATTGAGGGGACCGAAAGTACGGTGACGCTCAATATGCTGTTACGCCGCAGTCTTGTTGAGGTGAGCATACCCGGAGAACTACTGACAGATTTCCGGCAGATACAGAACAATGTTGCGGATGACCTTGCCACCATTCGTCGCCTTAATGAAGACACTACGACAAAAAACACTCAGGCGATAAAGTCAAAAGAAAGTGCGGAAGCCAGTGCGAAGAGTGCATCTGACAGTGCAAAGACGGCAACCAGCAGGGCGGCTGAAGCCGGACAAAAAGCGACTGATGCCACTGAGGCTGCGACCCGTGCAGTCACAGCAGCGGGGAATGCAGAGGAAAGCTCGACCCGTGCCGGAGAGTCTGAAAAAGCCGCCGGAGCTGATGCAGAAAAAGCCAGACAGCATGCTGAAAAGGCCAGGCTGGCGCAGGAGAGCGCCGGAGAGATCCTTAAGCGGGCAGAGGCTGCCACTGTCAGTGCTGAAGAGGCCAGACGTATGGCTGAGAATGCACGGGGGCCCCGGGGGCCTCAGGGAGAAACTGGTCCGAAGGGGGATGTCGGTCCTAAAGGCGAAACAGGTCCAGTGGGCCCTCAAGGGCCCGCAGGGCCGAAAGGTGAGCGTGGTGACGTTGGTGCTCAGGGGGCTGTAGGGCCCGCTGGTCCGCGTGGTGAGAAGGGCGAACAGGGGGAGCGAGGACCGCAGGGAATACCAGGCCTGAAGGGGGATACCGGAGAGCGGGGGCCTAAAGGGGACCAGGGGGATATGGGGCCAAAAGGCGAGAAAGGTGATCCGGGAGGTCCTGCAGGCCCGCAAGGTCCTAAAGGTGAACGAGGAGAAGCCGGACCACAGGGACCGATGGGAGCACGAGGTGAGCGTGGGGAGACTGGCCCCCGAGGTGAACCTGGTCCTGCAG